GTCCAACTATGGTTGCTGTAACCGAAGTCCTTTTCTGTAGTCGCTCGATAAAACAAGCCACTGCAAGCGGCACTCGGAGTCCCAATCATAGCCAACGTACCATTGTGGTCCACTAAAGCCGGTTCAAGTACCTCTTCAACCAAGGCATCCATATGCGGGCCAAAGCTGGCCGCTTCGTCAAGTACAACCAAACGGTAAGTGGAACCCCGTAGTTTATCAATATCTGCCTCATCGTTTGCCCCCGTCAGAATAATCTGCGCCCCATTAGTAAACGTAGCCACCAACTCCGAGTTGTTGAACTTAATACCAAGCATATACTTCCGGTTTGCTCGCTTCATCTCCTGCCACATCAGCCGCTTCGCACTACGGCGGGATAAACCAATGTAGGCTGACAAACTATCGGGATGCTGGGTGGCTATCTCAATCAGGTAATAACAACAAGCATAAGTCTTGCCCGAACGACGAGAACACAAAGCAGTCTTGAAATGCGATGGGTCATCAATAAAATCCCGCTGAAATTGGAATAAATCCTCCTTCCAACGATAAGTCCGTTCGGGCAAAGACTCATCATCCACCTTGGGGGTATCACCAAAGCGTTTGATGTATTCGCGGATTACCGCCCTGCTGTCATACTCCTTTTTGGCGTTGTTTTTCTTCTTCTTCTTCATCCTGGCCATCCCAATAATCTAGGATCATCAGTCTCCTTTCTTTGGCTAAATCGTGGTAGACCTCCGCCACATTTGGGATTTCGGCCCACTTAGTGAGTTCTTTGAGGGAATACGGGACCGTAAAACAACTGGGACAGCTACTCCCTTCTGGAAAATTCTCAACGTTAATGACGGTATAATCTAGCCCCGGAATTATCCTTCTTTGGCGGCTTTGCCAGTCCACCGGCGCACAATAAATAACCTTATCCATATTAATAACGTTAATTTCGGCATCGCAATCGCCGCTAAAATCGCAAACGACCAACTCTAAAAGCGCCATATCAATTACTTGCCGATTGAAGGGTGGCCTTTTCAATTACAGGGGTCTTGCGAGGACGCCCGCGACCACGCTTGACCGGAGGCTTCTGCCCCAAAGTATATCCAGCCGATACAGGGTCAGGCTGAAACCACGAGATTGAAGTCAAAGGAATGATATAGGCCCCAAAAGTAGGGTGAACGACCTCTATATTCTCCCCATTCAAAACCATCTCAAACTTCTCATGCTGCTTTAAGCTTGTGTTTATATAAGTGTTGTTAAGCAATGGCTTCACATTAGCGTTCAACTGTAGCATCATTACGCGCATTATAAATCTTCTCCATGTGTGAAATCCCACCAGCCTGCTGGAGGTGGGGGATGTATAAGAAATTATACCTATCCTTCAAATCCTTACAAATATAGCTCTTATGAGAAATAACCAACGGTTCCCCAGGGCAATAATCAAATGCAGCCAATAATGAGCGAGCTAACCCAAAACGGCGAAAAGGAGCCTTCATATAACAATAATGCACTACCAGGAACTTCGGGGTCCGCTGGGCACATAACCAACCAAGAACTTGGTCAGGGTCGTCATCCATACAAGCGACCAAAGTAATCCCGCTCTCCAATAATCGGGTCACTACCTCACGGTGCATCTCATAAAGCGCTATCTTAGGCTGGTCCTTATTCTGAGCCGCATAACTCTTTAACCAACTAGAATAAATAAAAGACGCATCGCCCTCATCTGCCTGACGAATACGAACAGGCAACTTCTTAGAATCACGAATAGGATTAAACTTAGGACCTGACTCAGTAACACCTTCACCCAACTTACCCATCAAATGAGACTCAGCCTCTTTGTGTAAACGGTTCATTCCTCCTCCGGTCCCATGTCACACAGACCCCACATTCCACACCCCCGCTCTTCTTTGGATGGTAGGAATAACTCGTATTGCTTCCCTCCATGTTTTGTATAGGACCACTTAACGACATCATCAATTGGCCACATTGACCCGTCGCCTTCCCTAGACTGAAAAAAAGTTGGCGGAGAGTACCCCAGGCTCTCGAATGTCTCCCCTTTTGCCGCATATCGCTCCCGCGCCTTATCAGCTACCAGAGTTTCAAGGGCTTGAATCTGTTGAATTCTTGCCGGGTCTGTTTTTGCGACTGCGCGGATTTCCTCTTTGCGGCTCATAATGCACGGCCAGCATCCAACACGGCTTGCGGGCAACTCATCGCGTAAGTATAGCGGGCAAGGTCGGACCTGATTTTTCGTATGGATATCCACAACATCCTGCACAACCCATGTAATCAAGGGCCGCCAAGTGTCACAAAGGGTTGCCGCTCTAGGCCCGCGCTCTAATTTCGTACCCGGCTCAAACTCCAGCATCGTAGACCGGGCCTTAGACTCAGCCGCCCGAATACCTACCGCATTAATCGGCTTCTCGAGGTCAGGGTATTGCTCCCGAATTTCCCTTACAAAGTCCCGAATCGGGAAGATTTTTAATTCCTGTGTGCAGAGCCTAATTTTTCGGCTCGGGAACATCCCGCGCTTTTCAACGAGTTCCGGCATTCCTCCGGGGTATTTTTTCGATTTAACGGTGTGAAGCTTTCCATCAAAAACCCGCTCATTCAGATAGTCGTAAATATAGGTGTATAATTCAGCGTGTTCCCACCCGGTGTCGGCAAAAACGAAAAATAGCGGGTTGGTTTCATGTAACCCCTGCTCTTTTAGCCAGAGCGCCATTGCCGTGCTGTCTTTACCGCCCGATACAGAGCAGACAATAGGACGGCCCGAATCCCGAATCTCATTTAGCATTGTGTTCATTCCTCCCCCTCCTTCAACTTACCGCCTATCCGCTTAAAAGCACGGTCCGCCAACTCCTGTAACTTATCATCCGCCATATACTCCAACTCATTCTGCTCCTTAATCCCCATCTCCAACTGAGCCAACTGACACAAAGAACGAGTGAGTGTGCCCAAATGACGAGATTGGAAATTATCTAAGCCACTACCATTGGAAGAACGGAGCAAACGACGCACCTCACCATCAATAACAGAGTAAGTGTTCGTCATAATGCTGTGGAGAGAAGGGAGATAAGTAATGTCTACAGCAGAACTAATGTTACGATTGACCTCAACTGTAGAACCCTCAACCTCTATCAACTCGTCAGCCTCTGCCAATACCTCGCGCCGAACAAGTTTAGACGGCCTCTTGGTTAAAGCCTCATCGTATTTTACCGCCAACTTCTTGGCATCGAATATTTTCTTGGCCATTAGGCCCCCCTTGTAAGCGAAAACCAGGATGCTCCTCGGTTGAAAAGAACATCCCGGCTGGGGAGAATTATAATTACAAGCCAAACGCCAAACAAAACGTATAACTCGCTAAGTTAAAATTACGAGATTATTATAAATACATTATTGAGAGCAGAGCAAATAACTCGGAATATTTAAGCGCCCATTACCAGAATCTCGGCCTCGGAAGCTCCACCAATACCCCAGATCTGCATCTCATGTTGCTCAGTCTCAAAGAGTGACCCCGGAGCCACCGCCGTCGAAGCAAACGTTGTGGATGCTATAGAGAACAATTCGCCGGGAATTATCATTGAGCCACCAGCACCAAGCTTGAACTCGTTACGCTGCAACCGCTTAAATGTAACATTGGTATCGCCACCATCCGCTACGAAAGCAGCAAGATAATGTTGGGCGAGGACAATATGGTTAGGGAAATCTTCGTGATGCTGAGAAACAAGAACTAGCCGATTATTAGCAGCCTCGTCAGCATTCTCCACCAATAGAAAAGTGCCGATATGACAGTTAGCGAAACTACCGTTCCCTGATTTATCCCTTAACTCGTTACCCAGAATCTCAAAACTACCGGGGCCAATGGTCTCCAGCAATGTCCAATACTCAACGCCAATAGGATTCTCGCCCTTATTGGTAAGGAGTATCTGGTCTACCGAAGTCATACGAAGGCCACCAATATCAATGCCTTGGAAATCCAAAGAGATACTAGGGGCATTAGAGCCAGGGTTACCCTGCGGGATTGCTAGGTAATTGTGGACCCAAGCGGTAGGGGTCCCTGTGATTAAAGCCGTGCCGAATTCTAAACGCTTATCTAAGTAAGCACTGTCGGAGGCTATGTCTGCGTCCAACCTGATGCGGGAAAAAGCCATGGGAAAAGAATCCTCGATTCAATAGAGTATGTCAACAACGCAGTGCGTTATGAGTGAATTGGGGGGAATGGTGTTGGTGGTGATTAATATTAAACCGAAGGCGGGCATCGGGGGGGTGGGGGGGTGAACAAGTGTCCAGTGAACAGGCGTTCAGTACTGCGCAAGTGTCCAGTGAACAAGTGTGTAGTACTGCACAAGTGTACAGGGTGAACAGGTGTTCAGGGTGAACAAGTGTACAGTGTGAACATTTGTACAGTGAACAGGCGTGCAGGGTGAACATTTGTACAGTGAACAAGTGTACAGTGAACGGGTTTTCAGTACTGAACGTCTGTACAGTGAACAAGTTTTCAGTATGAACAAGTGTTCAGTGTTTGGGCAATGTTTCACGTGAAACACAATTTAGTACTGCACAAGTGTTCAGTCACGATCTTTTTGTTGTCTCTAGTGTCGATTTAGGTGCCGATTTAGTTGCTATTGCGTACAACAACATGCTAAACGTAGCGCTCACAACAACAACGGAGTTACACATGTTAAGACAAGACAACCCGAAGCAATCCGAAGCCCTGCTAGATAGGCTAGCCAAAGCGCAAAACCACCCCGAAAACTCGATGGTGGACATTATGACGATAACGGGCTTTATGAAGACTATAGAAGAGCTGACGACGCACGTAGAACACTATGAAGAGCAAGCACAAGGCTAACCAATAGCTAGGGGTCTTCGGACCCCTCTTTTCACAACAAATCGGGAGTTTACATTATGTTAGACAAGACTATTTTGAAAGAAGTTTATTTGCTACTCAAAACGCGCGAAATCCACCCCTCGGGTAGGTTTGACAATGGCGGCCGGTGGCATGCAAAACACGCGGAGCTGGTATCAGTCCGCACACCGTCGCGCGCGTATCCCTACAGCGAAATGACGCATTGCCGAACACTCAAATATGTCCGAAACGTTGCTGAGCATTTTGAAGTCACCAATAAGGCCGAGCTTTTAAAGCTAGTGTAAAACCCAACCGCTAAACCGACGAATTAGGCTCCATTATGGGGCCTCTTTTGTTTCTGGGGTGATGTTTAGGGCTAGTGGGGTTTTAACGGGCTAGTTATTTCTCCCCACCAGCCCCAATTATAAACGTTACGAATAGTCTAAGCACACTTAACCATCTTTAAGCAAGCTCCCAAGATCGTGGTGTACTTGTGTACATAGTGTACGTCTTTTGAAAACTTTTGAGTTCCTACGATAGGCTACTCTATAGATAAGTTACTTATTAGATGCATCTATATACACTAACCCTACTACCTTAGTATTATCAACGGCTTACACGATGCACTTCATAATTGGTACTCTTAAAAAGACCGTTTGAAGTACATAAATGGGTCCTAAATGGTCCAAGTACATCCAACCCAAACGAAAACAGGAGCCGTGAAAGGCTCCTATTCTCTAAATCAGCTGTTTTGAAGTACATTATCGGCTTAAAAATGTTGTTGCTAGTCATTGAAAGAAAGTAGGCGCGCGCGATATCGCCCAAGGCTGATGCCACAATTCCATGATTCGATTTGCTCCGCGATATCGTGAGCGAGCGCTTCCGCTTGAGAGTCGGTTAAACCCATTTGAAGCTTGCCACATAACCAGGGGACAATTGTCATATCGTGCTTTGTGGCGATTAGCCGAGCTTCATAAGGCGATAGGTTGCGAAATATATTCCTCGTTAGTTTATCCATTGTGTTGCTCCTTTGTTTGTTGTGAACCCCACGTGTATACCATTGTTGCCATGATAGTCAACAATGCAGTGAAAAGAATCAAACTAATCGGGAAAGAAAGGAAGAAAGGAAAGGAAAGGAGAGCTAGTCCATTTGGGCAATTGTCAATTGCAACTCGTTGCGTTTAACGTACTCTGTCGTTAGTGGTCCTAAGTACTCATGATAACCGACCCACACGATACCGGTTCCAGTTGCGTTAGATTGCAGCTCGTACCCTTCGCCCAATTTTGGATAGTCGCCAGTTGCCAAAATCGCATCCAACTCGGCTTGGTTTTCGCAGTCGTACGCTTCGGGAACGTCTTCTGGCTCTATCGGCTCTAGCTGGTCAATCACTGCCTCATAAACTGACTGGTGATCACTACCTTGTCCGATTGCGGTTAATCCACCTAAATCGTGATTCTCGTAGACCCAAAGCTCAGGCCAAAAGCTCTCATCGATCAACATGATCTCACGCCCATGACGATTTTTAACAGTGGTTAATTCGGTATCTGACTTGAGGGTTATTTGATTTTCCATTGTAAACTCCAAAAAATTGTTGTGAGATAAACCACTATAGGATGTTGCTCTGATAGTCAACAACGGGAGCAAACTAAATCGTAAATGGCAGGAAATGGCAGGAAATGGTCTAGCGTTCGCCTAGTCCATTAATCACCACCCCGCCATAGTCAACCCGTTGTTCAATAAGCCAATTCTCATGAGTTGATTCGGCACAATCTGAGCAAAGCTCCGGATAATCGCCATTACCAGTAGGTTCACAAGAATAGTCATCACGCGCGTGATTAATGCTGATGCAATCATCATCGATAGCATTAGAACAAACCGCTCGGTAGATACTCAGGCAAACAGTGTCCAAATCCGAAATCGAAACTTGATATTGAAAACCCTCGTCTATGGAAACAATGTATTCTTTCGTATTCGTCCCAAATCTAACGTTCTCTGTATAGACTGGTGAATGAAGCGATTCATGGCCGAAATCCCATTGTCCCAGATACGCCAAAAGAGAATCAAAATCGCGCTTTTTGATTTGCGCTTGTTGCTCTTCAGGCAATTCAAAATCGTGACGATAAGCTATAGTGTGTAATTCGAACATTGTGAAAGCTCCTTTGTTTGTTGTGAAGCTATCCCTTAAACCACAGCGGCAACAATTACAAGAAAAAACGTCATCGGGAGAGGAAAGGAGAGGAGCGGGAACGATTAACCTAGAAACAAATCCCAAAACTTATCGGTGTCGTCTAACTGCTCAAGACGTTCCAAGTCGATTAGGAAAATATCGCCTTCCCTACAGCATACCGAATACCGCCTACCGCCTACCACGATAGCATCCAATTGCTCGATTTCGTCCCATGCATCGAAGTAGTCCTCATGGTCTGGCCCAGCATCAATTATATCAATTGTATCGCTCGTTAATTGGGTCCCGAGTAACTCGCTTAACTGTTGGCGATAATGGAACACAAACGACTGTGCCCCATAAATCCCGGCTTGACTGCTGACGACACAAGACGCAATAGAATCCAATAAGATAATCTCATCACACACGCTCGATACTAACATTGTAAATCTCCTAAAAAATGTTGTGAAGGCATCGCATAACCCACAGCGGAAACAATTGCAAATTAATAGTTCATCGCTTCTGCTGAATAATCGCGGTGACGTTCGTCTTCCGTTTCCCAATCTGGCGTTTTCGGGCAAGCGTAAGCCTCTGGTAATCCTTGGTATGGCTGCCAAGCCTGCAAGCGGTTAATTGGACAATAATCGGTTTGGGCACTACTGTATCTACCGTCACAGTCTCTACTAGCAGATGCTAAATCACGGCGAACAAACCACCCCCATGCATCGCCAATACAATCATGCTCTAACGTATATTGTTCGCCCCACCAAGCGTACCCCTCTTCATTGGGACCACCTCCGCACAAATCAACAACGTTCCCCCGAATCCCTTCTTCCGGTACTTCCCCATTGCGTTTCAAATCAAACCGGCTCACATTTGGCCGCAGCTTGATTTTGACCCATGAATCATTGTGGGAAATCCAAAATCGGACATTCCTGCGACTGCCACCGATAGGTAAATAATGGGCTAGATGTTTTTGCATTGTAAAAGCTCCCTTGTTTGTTGTGAGACTACTCCTTAAACCACACTGGAAACAATTGCAAGCACCTATTTCATTCTTCAACGTCCCATTGTTTCTTGAACACTTTGTTGTATGTGTCGTTCTGCCCTTTGAGAGCTTCTCTCATCTTTCCAAGTGTAGCAGAAGGAACACCAGGCATGTTCACGCACGAAACAAATGTGCGAGCAAGTTTCACCAGGCTGTCAACCGATTCTTGTTTGCGTCTTATCGTTTCCTCGTAAACCGCCAATAATTCTTTCTCGGTCACCCTATACGGGCGATTGCATCGGTGACATATTCGGGCATCACCCTGTTGTGCTTCTGTCGGCTCGTTGCAATGCACGCATTTGGTCATGATGTGGGTTTGCATTCGAAAGGCTCCTTTGTTTGTTGTGTTCGCTCCTTTTATCGCCTTGTTTCCTCCCTGTCAACTTAAATGTTGACATCCACACCAACAACTCGTAAAAAGAGAAATCACAATTTAAAGGAGTTCAGATGATTACTGTTGAACAATTTGATACGTTAAAAACGCGGCAACCCGTCAAAATAAAACTTGATGCTTGCATGGGAGGCTTGAAAGAGCGAGTTCTATATGTAGGCCGCCGCACCAAATCTAAAAACGGGCGCACCGTATCCCTCACACTGAATCGCGAACCGGGAAAAGCAGCCCCAGCACACTTGAGAAATCTGGTGAAAATCACGCTCTACAAGCGCAAACGGTACGAGGACGATTCTTGGTACATCTCAGCGGCTATCGGCAACATGGGCGCAACGATCCCATTCTTTGAAGCCCTCTAACAACAGAAAGTAAGACAATGAAAAAAAAATCAGAACTTGAAGAGAAAAAAGAAGCAGAAATCCAGCGAGGTCTAAACCTTGTGCGCGTTTTGCATGACCGGGAACCAACAGAAGACGATCGGGTCAAAATCGCAGCCGAGGTGGAGAAGCTAGCCCGAGAAGCGGGGCACTAATTGTTTCGGCCCTCTTACGAGGGCCTTTCCTTCCCCTCTTACTGCTTTTTCTTGACCTCTCCTCCCTATTTCGTTATTGCTCCAAACAACAACAAAGGCCCAACGGCCACAACAAAAGGTTAAAAAATGTTATCCAATAAAGACCGCGCTTCACTCAGAAGCTACGAAGACCGGCTAGAAAATGAAGCTAACGACCCCGAAGCAATCCCCGAGCGATATTGTATTGTTTGTGAAGAAGACACAGAACACAAACTGGACGATGAAAAGATCTGCAATGATTGTTTTTTGCCCTATTCCGACGATTTACGCACAGTTATTGATTTTCTCTCCAACAAAGTCTCTGACTTGACGGATATTGCTAGTGGTTCGCTGAAACAAACAGAGGAAGTGATGGAGCAACACGTAGAAGGTGTTAACTTGCTCGAAAAGCTAACGGCTCAATTATCAGAACAAATGGACCGTGGAGACTTTTTCCAACACCAATTTTTGCAACTGGCGAATGCCCTCAAAAGTCCTGAGCTAGCGAAATTGCCGTATAGGGTTGAGCGTTGTTTGGTTAAAGCGCTGGAGGCTGTTGCGTCTGACAATGAGGCGATGAAAACAGACTTGGTGCAAAGCCATGCGGGTCAAATCGCATTGATACTGGCCTCACACCATTACGCTGTCAATGACGCAGATGATGAAAACGCGCCTTGTGTTATTTGCAAAACGAAACCGAGTCTGGACAAATCGCTTTCTTGTGGAGATTGCGTGGCTCCGACCATCGAATCGAAAGACCTAAACTAATGGCCACCCGAATAAGACAAATCCTAGAGCTTGTGCGGGCTGTCAGAATCCGACGTAACAGATACCGGCGACTCTACCGCCAACCTTGGTATAAGCTGTTTTGGATCGTGCTGCTGGATGGTGGACCGCGATGATTTACGAACGATGGTACCGTGACAAGCCCGATTTAGGGGGCAACGCATTGCGTCAATCCAACCTCGAGTTTGACCGCAAACTGCGTTGTAAAACGCTTGTGCGTCATTTCCTCATTGCCGGGGCTGCTTTTGTCGCTACCGCCGTCGTCGTCGCCGCAATGCTCCTGCCCCATTAGTTCCGCAGCGGAACAAATAACTTTAGAAGATTCTTGACCGGCCCCCGAACCTTGCCGTAAGGTAGGTATTCACCAAATAGCTAGGCTAGGGGGCCTCATGAATCTCATTGACTTACCGACATTTATTGACGCGATACGCAACTTTGTGAGTGAGTCTCCCCCTGATTTTGACAGTGAAACCACATTAGCACGTAATGTAGCTCTGGCCGTTGACCAGGCTGGCAAGGCTTTGGGTCTATCCTCCGAGCCTTTATTAAGCGCCGATGGTTTCTTGTGGCTGTACGTTAACGACATTGGAATCTGGCAGCGTGTGGAAATTAACCAGTTAATCACAATAGCCCAGCTTTTCGATGGCATTTTCACCACGGAGAACAAACCGAGCAGAATCCGAATAGGGTGGCAGCGGGCGGGCAATATCGCCAAATCGATCCACCGATTGCATGAACTCCAAGCACCTGAATTTTTCAAGCGGCCAAAACCGGGGATAGCGTTTACGAATGGTTTTGTTGTGGTGAGTGAATACGGCCCTGAATTGGAGGATCATGATTCGGAAAATGCGGCGACCATAGCCTATGATTTTGATCTAGATGAAGATTGCGAACCTCCAATCAACTGGTTAGCGTTTCTTGATTCGCTATGGCCAAACGATGATGACAAAGAATCGAAAAAGAATGTCCTCCAAGAGTTCATTGGGGCGTCGATTGCGAACATTGCCACCCGCTATCAGAAATGCCTTTTGTTAATCGGCACCGGCTCAAACGGTAAATCGCTATTATGCGACCTAATTGGTGAGCTGTTATTTCCCGAGGGTACAACCACTTATGTAAGTCCTCGACGTTGGGACCGGGATTATTCGCTTGCGAGTCTTAAAGAATCGAGAATCAACCTAGTGAGTGAGCTACCTGAAACCAGCGTCTTAGAACAAACGGACGTGTTCAAGGCGGTTGTTGCTGGAGATTTGATCGAAGCGCGTTTACCCTACCAGCCACCGTTCTATCTAAGGCCATCGGCGGGGCATATATTCTCGGCGAATGAAATACCCCGAACGGGGGATACTAGTGACGGATTTTTTCGACGGTTTAGGATTATGACCTTTAACGAATCCTTCGAGGATTCCCCTTTTAGACGAACAAAAGAAGAGATTATTGCCGATTTAGAGCATGAGAAGGCTGCCATTATATCTTGGGCATTGCACGGGGCTGCGCGATTAATCCGCAATGGTGACTACACTAGAGCTTCCTCACATAAAACTGTCCAAGATGATTGGCGCAAGGATTCCGATTCCGTCTTCGATTTTGCCTCTAGCTGCCTGCAATTCCCATCAGATTCTTTCACCCCACTCAACGAAATCCGGGAAGCTTTTCAGGATTGGGCTGGTAGGGTGGGCCGCCACCCGGACCTGGCGAGCCGTACACTAGCCAAGCGGTTAAGGAACATCCGTGGCTTGGCAGATAAACGCACAAGCACCGGAAAGTCCTTTGGATGTGAGATCTTACCGATACACGCTTGGTCTGATACGTCCAATTAAGTGTCAGATTTTGCAGAAAACCTGCAACTTAACCGGCAGCTTAATTAATACGGTCGGCGAACCTCTCAATTCTCTAACCATGCTGGCATCGGAATGTCGGCGATGACAAACATCTTGTACATCGCTTTAGCTTCTGGCTTTCGGACACCGTTGACGTACCGGGAAATGCGCTCCTTGGGATACCCGAGCAACTCCCCAGCCTTGGTGTAGGTTAGATCTTTCTCGTTGATCCACTCGAACAGCATCCGGCAGCCTTTGGATTTTCCCGGTCCCAATGGCTTTCGCCCAATTCGTTTATTCTCACTCATTACGGTACCTCTTCTATGATGGGGGCGCGTTGATAATCCTTCCAAATCCAAACCTCTTTTGTGACTGTCAGCGTATCCCCGGTTTTTAGGTGAAACTCTCTAATTGCCTCCATCTCGATAGGTGGAGGTCGCCGGTTAGATTTTACTTGTATTAATCGCAAACTTCCTGGTCGCATCATTACAAGGTCAAATTCTCCCAAGCTCCCCCCGGCTTTAACCCCGGTGTACCCCGAGTCTTCAAGGCGATGTTTTGTTTTTAATTCTCTTCTTGATCCTTTCGCTTTTGCGTTTATCCGAATCGTCGGCTTCTTCTTTTCCATCTTTTCGGTCCTCCTCCCGTTTTTTCTCAAACTTCAATAGCGCCTCTCGAATTCTTGATTTGTAGTCCATTTTCCGCCATCCTTTCCTCACCTTCTTCTTGTGTGAAAAGGCGGTGGGGGGGTGGCTTCAGTCTCGTGGCTATCTCCTCACCTTTGAAACCTTTGCAGACTCCTCAACAGACACCGCACTTCGGAATCTCTCAATGGTGGTTGGCAGCGGGTGGCGTTCATTTCCACCACTAGGCTCTCAACCTCACCCCAAGGTTTATCTTCCCAAACCCACCGGGCACCTGCACGTAAAACCCCATCGTTCCTTTTGCCTTCACCGAGTATGGGCATTTCACTCACCGGTTTATGTGGCTTTGGCCGGTCATAATCGCTGAGGGTGTGCGGGGTTGGTATCACTTTGGCTTTGAGCAATTGCCGAAGCATTAGAGGGGCGGTCTCTATTTTCCCCTGATTCGCCCATGTGTACCGTTTTCCCGAAACGTGCATTGATGGAGCTGCGACCACATAGCCGCCATCCCCTCTAACGTCGATACCTGGGTGCCACCCCGCTCGATTGCGTATAGAGTCTGTGCATCGAAAAAAGATGTGTTCCCCTTTTCCTGTTTTGGCGGTAGCTGTTTTTGGGAGTTTGCCACATCGCCGTTGTAGCTGCTTTAAGCTCTGGTAGCCTTCTTCTCCATCGATATCGATTACCAACAGTTTGCTCTTTGGTCCGGTAGCTAAACCTATGTTTGCAGTGGGCCACTTGTGCCACCAACGCTTAATTAAATCTAAGTCCGTGGTCGCATCCGATACACCCGCTTCCAATGTTTCAGGTTCCCAACGTGGGTGTTTCCCTGGACTAGAACAATCTTGTTTTTTCGAGCAGGTACACCGGCCAAAGTAAATGGAGTGCAGGGGAAACACAGCAATCCCTTGACCGGCGTACACGTTAGCCCAATCACCCATCGAGGTCATGGGCTAGCCTTTCTTTCAATGTTTGGTGAGGTGCAGGAATGGGCTGCTCGTCCAGCTCTACCTTGGCGTCGATATACTCCTCCACCTGGTCAACGTGCGGGTCTGAAAAATCCCCGTCCATGGCTTTGTGTTCAATCGCCGCCGCTCTAGCTAACTTCTCACCGAGGGGGAGGGTTTTCACTAGCCGCTTGATAGCCACCTTCTTGCCCATTTCCTCTTCCCACATTGCCCATGCTGGGTTTACTTTGTTCCCTCGTTTGGACAATTGTTTCGCTTTTTCGATATCGGACCACGGAACAACCTCAAAGCGGGCGTAACCACTTTTAAAAAGAGCGACCGCGTAAACATAGGTGGGGACTCCCCGAACGGCTTTACCACCTACCGCAATCTCGTGAACTAAATCCGGGTGCAATCCTTTTTTGACCTGGAATTTATCATTCTCACAAACTGTTTCAGCGTAAATATCCTGTAACTCCCCTGATTCTCTAGCGAGTTTTAACCAACCTCGGTAGCCAACCTGTAGGGTGCAGTCATCACCATAGGGGATTAGGTGGGCTTCGTTTAGCACGGGGCTAAGGGACAAACCCATCTGGCATGTTTGGACCAGTGACCGGTAGATTGACGTATTGCTGCAAGATAGCAATCGGCTGTTATCCGTCACCGCGATTAGGGCCATCTTTAAAGCCTCGTCCACCCGCAAATGTGGAGGGACCACTTTCTCAACTTCCCCTTTTTTAGACTCCAAGTAATTCGCTAATTCTAATGCTTTTGACTTATCCATGATTGACCTCACCTTTTGGTTTTAAGCGCCGGAGCACTCGGTTACCTTCTGTTATTGTTGTGTGTTTCTCGATCATCTCGGGGGCTGGCGCTAATTCCCTAACGATAGCCTGGTAGTTGACCACCACTTTTGGACGATTCGCCTTGTGGCTGTAGCGGAATGTTTCACCTTCAATGGCTACGCTAGAGCCTATGCGTTCACGGAACCAATTCCCCAGCTCAGTTTTTTCAGCCGTCAGCGCCTCAATCGCTTCATTGATTTCTAAATAGCGCCGATCTTTCGCTTGGTCTTTCTCTCCACCAACCACCACCAAGTCATCGGATTGCGCTATCCGTGACAACAAACCCGCGCATATCTCTGAGCCGTCCACGGGGGGCATCTCTTTGGGAACAACGTGGTTCTGCCAAAACTGTTTGCACTTTTCGTGTATCAACGCCCACATTTCGGCATCTCGGTAAACCGTGTAAATCTGAGGACGCTTCACCCCAAAGAAAGCGATCACTCTGCACGAATCTTTATTGTTCGCCTCGCAGTGCATTTGACATTGGACCGCAATCCTATCCGGCACTTGTGAACCAAACTCTTCCCCGTATTCTTTCTCCATCCATGTCGAATGAGATTTCACTTCACAAAGGAACTCTTCCCCGTCTACGTTTAAGCCGATAAAATCCGCCGTGTCTCGATACGGTACCCCGTCTTGTTCCCACCGCACGGTGTCTATTTTGCGAAACGTCCACCCGTTATTATCAGCAGCCCACTGCATGATAGGTTCCTCGAAACGCAAACCGCGTTCCATTGGGTCATTTACTTTGACGCGCTCTTTAAGCACCAGCGATTTGTAAGCCTCATACCCACCCTCGAAACAAATACCGTATGCCATGCTAGAGCCTATGCGTTCTGATCGGTCATTAAGGTCGCTCATTTTCTTGCACTCCTCCTCGATTGTTGTTATTTCTCTGGAAACTATACCCGAGCTTGAATAGGCTCGTCAACCAAATTAAGCTTATTAGGTGATAGGCAGAGAAAAAGGTGGAACTAATGGCGGCAACCCAACCCAGCGCAATGCACGAGATCGCAGCACTCTGGAAAGCACAAACCAAAACGGGAAAAACTTATTTAAAAGGGAGACTTGGTAATTCGCAAATAATGGTAATGGCCAACGAATTCAAAACCGAGGGGAGCAACCAACCGGATTATAGGGTGCTGGTAGCAGCCAAGCCGCAAGAAAAAGAAGGCGGCTACAAACCGGGCTGAGTTTCTCCTTATCTTGTCCCTGCTTTTGGCAATAACCTTTTCACACAAGAGGATTACGATGATGAAACAACTACCACCCTCCGTGATCGATGTAGAGCACGAGGACCTAGTTCCATGGTCGGTATATGACCGGCTGCATAAACAAAATACTTTCAACCGGCGCATGAAAAAGCTCTTTGCAGCGGCGGCCTGCTTTGGACTTGTCGCTTCCGGGATGGGAATTCACATGGATTGGGTGGACCTCCGGGTCGCTGTAGCAGAACGGTTTTTGGCCCTTGACCAGCTCAAAGCCCAGGAGAATGACGCGGCACATCGAAGCACAAGTCCCTGCGGTCATGACCGTTTTGAGCGCGAAAGCCTTGATTGGACGATACTCAAAGCGATTGCTAAGAACAGGAGCCCTTTTGATGGACGCGAATAAAGCGGTGTTCGGAGTAGGGAGGTGGTTAGCAGATAGCTTCTGGCCATGGGTGTGCTGGTTTATCGGGAGCCTGTTTAATGGGGTGATGCTCATCTTGCTGTTGGGTGCCGCGTTTTTCGGTGGTGCCGTCTACAATTCCAATATGGAAGAGCGTCTTACATTGCAGGAGCTTTGCACGAAAGTGATATCGCTCAACGGAACCCTTGAGCTACCTATGAGCACGGTAAACGACCCCCCGTGGACAAAGGGGAAAAAACGGAAGAAATAAGCGGCAAAAAAGCGGGGGACTTGCAATTAATCCTTTTTTTGCTATTTTAATATTGGGGCCGGTGCTGTGTAAACTCCTTTTGTTGTGAAAAGACCTCAGCTTAGTATCGGCCCCATTTAATTCCATGACGAGATTGACTAAAAATTTCTCCTCTTGGGAGTTTGCTTGCAATTGTGGCTGTGGTCAGGGTGCTATGTCCGATACCCACATCGCCCTACTTCAGAAGCTCCGCACGATTGTCGGCCCGTTAACCGTTACATCAGGAATAAGGTGCAAGGATTACAATGCGCTATGTAAGGGTGCCCCCAGCTCCCACCATATCCCACGGGACGGGGTTTGCACTGCATCGGATATAACTTTTACGCTAGGGGCTAAAAGTAACAGCCGGATGCTGTACCTGTACACCATGGCCGACCAGCTACACTTTAAAGGGTTGGGGCTATATCGAGGGCGCATACACGTTGATTCCCGCAAAGGTCGCCGCGCCAGATGGGTGGACCATTTGTGGAGTTGGAAAGACTCTTAATCACCACCGCACTTTTAGACCTGCCATAGCCGCCACATCATCTAAGGTTGCGGTGGCCTCCACGAACGCACTGACACCGCCACCGATGCGCGTATTGACTTCAAGAAATGCCTCGAGGTTTGCCCTATCCATAGGTAAAGCCCATTGATTATTAAAGCGGATACCAGCAGCAAGTATATTTTCCTCCAAGCCATCTAGCCGGAGGAGCTTTTTTTTAGAAGCGTTTCGGCCACAATTTTCGCATTCGCCTGGGTCGCTTCCTTTTTACCTTTGGCCCATGATCGAGAGGTTATGTAACTGGGACCGGCAACCGCCGCGAGGACCCCCCCGATTATTTGGGTAAGAGGGTTATCCGGGGCTACCGATAGGAGCAAACCGCCAATCGTCCCTATCACTGCCAGCAAAAACTCTGTTGTCTTCCATCCGGGTTTATCCATCGTTGTCTTCCTTAGCCCACTTGATGCGAGCTTCCTCCCGAAATTCGAAGAACCCTCTCTGGAAGTCATGGACCTTAGACTTCAGCTCTTCTATTTGTTTTTCTAGCGCAGCTAATCGAAACTCAACTGAGCCCCCGTTAGCCTTAGCCATGCCCTTTTCGATGAGCTTGACCAGAGCCATGACAATGCCAACAAGGGCAGCAGTGGCAGCGCTCTCCTCCATCACTTGTCCTCGATATAGCTATTCCCTGTCAGAGCTTCGATGTCTTTAATCATTCGCTCCATATTAATCCTGACGGTCTTCCCCGTGCTCTTATTCCTCGAGAAATATTCCCATTCTCCTGCTGCATTGTGAGGTGAGATCTTAGTCTGGTTGTCGTCACCATCAAGCACATACATCTCTGCTTGTCCGTGGATAGTCGTCGGAGCTGGGAAACTCGCGCCGCCGCCGTACCTGGCTTTGCCTACCGAGATTTGCATGTTGTCGATCCACCCCCGGAAAGGGTAACGCGACACACCGATCGCACTTTTACCCAGCCCCCACAAAAGAGGCCCAGTGCCTGATGCAATCGTTTTGGTGGCGATCGTGTGCGCCGTTCCTTTTTGGGTGCCGTCAACGTACAGCTTCAGCTCTGTGCCGCTTCGCTCTGCGACTATGTGGTACCAAACATCCTCAATAGCGATCCAATCGACCTCGTACACGGTCGCCGCCTGCCCTACTTCGACATAGCGAAAGGTCAATTTGTCGGTGTCTTCGACGTAGTACATTTCGAAAGAAACATCTTGCACTCTGTCTATGTCGGTCGATTTGTAAACAAAGTTGCGTCGGTTATCGATCGCCGTCAAAGCCGAGTTGATCCTAAAATGCCCCTCAATTGTGAAGTCGTTGCTACCTAAAACCCAATCAGCGTGATTGTCCACCTCGACATGAGCGAAAACCGTTCCGTCAAACTCCTCGTTTAGGCTAATTGAGGTGCCAGCTCCAAAAACCGTTTGAGCGCTGTCTTCCTCCGCCCCAATTTTCAACTCTACTGTATGGTTAGTCGTCCCGTCCAGAAAATCGTCCGTGTCGCCGTCGCTGCCGCTGGCCTTGACGTGTAGCTTAATCGTATCTTCGTACGCTAGCGCGAAAACTTTACCGTACTGGTGATCTACGTCCGGCGAACCTTCCGCCCTACTTTTCATCGCCATCGCACCTTGCAACGACAACCGGTCAACCGGTTCTACGATCCCAATACCGATGCGCCCGTTATCCTTAATCACAAGCTGGTCAGAGTTCTGCGTTTGAGCGTTCAGAGTAATGGCGTCTTCGGTGTTGTCATAGCGAATCTCACCCTGAAATACCCCAGTGCTCGTTGGAAGCCCGCTATTGAAAGTTATGCAACAATCCTCATTTGCCCCCGTCGCGGCATTATCGGTGTCAGCAAACATTTCGATATTGACTTTAGCCTGGTCGCTCGCAATCATCATCGAGCACGCGGTTGCTGCGGCATCTTCTCTTATGTGGAGCTTGCGGTTCGGAGACTTGTTACCAATGCCCAACCTGCCTCTATCACTGAGCATCAAGAGCGGGCTGCTGTCACTAGCGATGACCGACAAAGGAGCATGTTTGACTAAGATCGTTTGCCCCGGATTACCGTCACCGAGGCCAGCACCAAGAGTTATTGTCGTGTCGTTAGTGATGCCTTTTATTGTTGCGTATTTTACTGCATCTGAAGATAATGCGACCCGGTCACCAATGCCGAGATCTAGGAGCGCTTGTGCATTGGCACTTAGATTAAGCGTTGTGGCAGCAGGGCCGGAGTCAGTCGTAACATTCGCATCATCGCTACCTTTGAGGGCGGTGATGTCTGCAAATTGCTTAACCGTGAACCCAGTCAGCTTTGTGGATGTGTTAACGCCAATCGCGCCCGTTTGTCCGATAACAAAATGCTTAGGGCTGCCATCACCCGTTGCCAAGAAAAACTGCCCGTTGCTTCCGTCTGTTCCTATCTCAGCCGTTTGAGTAGCACCGTCAAAAAACTGGATTAGTCCGTCTTGGTCGGACCCTGCATTCGGAGGCGTTGCTGGGTCAGAGTTAGAGATTAAACGTAGCTGCGCTTGGTTATCCTTAGAGTCAACAACGATGCGGCATTGGCCTCCGTCACGCGCCACTTGAGCATGGATTTTACCCAAAGCACCCAGAGGTTTACCTGTCCCGTCTAGCACCCCAACAAGAAAGTTCTCGTCTGCGTTTCTAATCCACGTTCGGATTCCGTCCGTTTCGGTACCACTCGGCGTCTGAAAGCCCCAAGTATCAGGGATTGGAGAGTACTCTAGGACTAGTTGTGTAGTAACGTCCTCGCCAGAAGCAGTCGCAACACTAAAGGGATCGCCAGTGACGGCCTTCCCTTTAAGAAACATACCGGCAGTCTCATTCTCCCATTTCCCGGTAGCCGTATCGTAGAGGAGTGTTTCATTATCAGCTGGAGTCGTTGCGTCGAATGGCTGGCCCCCCGCCTCTGCGACTGCCGCTCCTGCGGCCCCAATTCGTTTTATTCCCATTGTACTACTCTCCTACCTAATTGGTTTTGGGGTTAAAACTGACCGTAGAGTACCATCGTTGGTATTAGCCGGTGTGTATCGAAAAATGGCCGAAGCTATTGGGAAATCGAAGGCGATTGTATCGGCCACATTACTAGCAATAGTCCCATCATCCTCCAGGTCCACTGGGATCTCAGTCCCATCTGCCATGAGAATAATCAGTGCGGCTGTGCCACCAACAGCGTCCTCGTCCTCAGGGACATCGTGAACTGTCCAAACAACTCCAGCGTTATTCTTGTTATTCCAAGCGTGGTCTATTACGGCCACTGAATTGTGGGTGGTGCTTTTTTCGAGCGTTCTCATTAGATTCCCTATCTATCACCGTTACCCGCCCCATCGGTGTCCGGCATCTGAAATCGGCTGTTGGGGTATGCCTTTAGTTAGCTTAACATTAGCTTATTAACGGCGCTATGTTCAATTCCGGGGTGCTGAATTAAAGGTGAAGCCGCGATTTTACTGCCTTTTTTCTCTTCTTGTTTGTAAGAGGCTTGAAGGATTCCGATATTCTCTAGTTTATATGAAGGGTCAAACGGGCGTTGGAACAGAATACTTGCCTGAGCTTTTGCACTTAAAGGGATATAGGTTCCCTTCTCCCCTAGCTCAATAAAGCGTTCCATTATCCCCATTATTATTTGCGCGTGTATTTGGGGGTAGACATTTTTAAGTGTTTCTACATGGGTAACGGTGCAAGTCCCTGCTTCTAAATTATCACAAACAGTGCTTATCGGGTCCTCTATTACAGCAAGCCGCTGATCCTGAAGGCTCAATTCCGTATCGGTCGGTTGCCGCTCTTTCTTCCCTATAGCCTTTTCATCCATCGTGCGGTTATCTGTGTTGAAGCCTTTTTTTGCTTCAGCGAAACCACGGCTTAGGGTTCCCCGCATAGCCATAGCAACATTCGGGGCTGTGCCTTCAAGAGGCTCCAAGATTTTGTCCATCGTGTTGGTTAAGCTCTCAGGGCTGGCTAACTTATTAAATCGGGCTTTAGCTACCGCATAATCCTCTTGTTTAGTGGTTCCCCCCTTAGAGCTTTCTTCACCAAGATGCTGGGCCAAAGGAGCGAGAAAGCCTTTTAGGACATTCCCCCGAACAGGGATTGTACCGCCGGGGCCACCTTTAACCATGTTCTCGATAACCTTATCTAACTTCGGGCCTATCTTCCCTTTTGTCTTAGCAACAACGGCCTCCAACTGAGCCAGCTTTCTTGCGGAGGATGCCCCTTCAGCTAGTCCCCCCATAAGAAGACCCGCCGCCGCTCCGGGCAAACCAAACGCCATGTGTCCCAATGCGGTCCCGCCCAACATGCCTCGCCCAAAACGCCTAAGCAGATAAGCGGAATAACGAGGGTGGAACCCTTGGCCACCACTGCCCTCGTTTATAAATCGCGTTTCGCGCATATCGTTTACGGCTTTATCAACAGCGTTCCGAGCAGAGGAGAACCGTTTTTTTGCGCTTGCGGCTGCTTTCTTTGCTTCTGTACCGGCCTTGAACTGATATTGCTTTGCCGCAGTTCTTGAAAAATCTTCGGACGCATCAATAAACTCGTCGAAATGCTGCTTCCTCTCCATGCCCCAACTGGCTTCCATCCTAAAGTCATCGGCACCTTCAAGATTTTGCAGGTATTTGCCCACAGTCTCAGTGCTTACCCACTCATCAGACCATTCGTTTTTGCCTTTATGTTTTCGGTATTTAAATTCACTGCGGAAATTCCCAAGAGCATCAATAAAGCGAGAAAATTTAGGGTTTACTATCTTTTGGGTAAGAGCTGCTTGGCCCCAAACATCGGTATCTTCAAGCAATCCGTGGATACCGGCCCATACACTTTTCAATGGTACTTGCGCATTCCACGCCATTTGATTGCGTGCTTCAGTCCCGAAAGCCCATTGCCCGAGCCATTTCTTATAATCATCTAAGATGTTATAAATATCCCGCATATTTTTCACCATAACTTCGGGTTCCAACACTTCGGTAATCTTGTATTCGCCCGTCTGTACTTTCGGTTGTTTATACCCGGAATGGAATTTTACGAGAATGTCTTCGGTTATCGCATGCGGCCCCTGAAGGGTTTCCAGAAGCTCCCTGCCTCCTTCGCTTAAATTCTTAACCTGGCCTCCCCACGAATAATCCGTGGCGACTTGTCGCAAATTATTAAGGTCGTCTATAGTGTTCTGAAGCATCTCAAAAGTCTTATGCCAAGCAGTATTGGCCAAAGCCGCCTGGTCCTGAATAGACAGCTCTTTTGCTCCCGGTTCGTGAGCGTGCTTTAGTAGGAATGCTTTTTTGCCTTTTGACGGCGCGGTAAAAACTTGGCCGTGCATTGCACCGGCTTTATTCACGCCCCGCGAATTTTTCGCAACAGTCGCCATGTCGTCTAAAATACCGTTTAGGTTGGCAACAATGTCGTCTTGCTGCCCTCGCAGAGTTTCTTCTTTGAGGATAGCTTGCGCTCTACCCTTAGCCATATCATCCCATAAGCCCATTTGCCTCTGTAGCGTTTCGCTTTCAACGCCCAGCAATCCGCCCGTTACATCAAAGAACTTCTTCTGTGCTGCAATAGACATATCCGCATTAACGGTTTTCTTGTACAAAGAGGCGATACCTTTACCCACCTCTTTCGAAGCCGCTGCACCACCCATAGCCAAAGCGTTAATTCCCGTAGGAAGGGCAAAGCCAAAGGCAGCACTCAGCCCCACATTAGATAGCCATAAATCAGCAACATCTTCCGGGTCGCCAAGCATCGATTCAGTAAGAGCCGTTCCAGCTCCAAAAGGGATACCCTCTAAAGCGCCACCAATACCTTTAGGTAAGGAGCTACTGAGGATCTTTAGGGCCAACCCTTTATCGGCCCCTTTTGCCAATAGCGCACTTTCGGCCATCGCCTTTTCCGCTATTCTGCCACCTTTATAAACGTATCTGGCCGGGGTGTATTTGGTTGCTACGTCTAGCCCCTTCTTTACCCCACCGGCACCACGGATTATCTTACCAGCTAAACCGGCTCTAGCAGCTACCTGGCCCCCAGTAACTGCTGCACTACCACCACCCGAAAAGAAAGCGGGCAGTACCGCGCCCGTCAATTCAGCCCCGGTGCTTAGGCCGCTAAACTCCTCGCGCCAAGTCTGCATTCGGTCTTTGCCGATAATCCCCCGTAAAGCAACATCTGACAGACCAAGCGTTGCACCCCTAGCTACCCCTGTTGCGGCAGCACCTAAGTAGTTTTCCCAGGAATCTCCCCCGTACTCTTCTTTGCGCCCTATCCGCGCCCAGTCTTCAGTGCTTCCGTAATCACCGCCTCGTCCAAATGCTTCGAGGGCATTCTGCCCAGGAACTAAATGCCTACTACCGTCTGGCGCTATTACGGGAACTTTTTCCGAGTCAGAGAACGCATAGCGTTTTGATAAGACAAGCTCACGTACCTTATCTTCTGGAACCTCCTCATAGGAATTACGCTCAAAGTTATAAAGTCTAGGCATCCATCAAATCCTTGCGCTATACTTTCGCGCCAAACCGTCTTAGTTTCCGTTGAAAATCCCCGTAAATCTCCTGCAATGTTTTTGCCCGTTTGCCTGCATAAAACACGTCTTCATTGTATCGTGCCGACTTTGGTAGCAGATCCTTTGCTATTGCCTTCGGGTTCTTGGCTTTGGCCGCATAGAACTTTCTTGCGTTCCCCATCCCCAGAAAATGAGCCATATAGTCGTCCGTTGCGGTGAAGCTTTTTGGGACTCCTGACTTGTTTTTGAGATAAGCTCGATTACCCTTCATATACTCTATCGCCAGCAGGATATTGGCTGTTTTGTCGTAAGGGCTTGTATCTGGCGGGATACCTAATCGTTTTCCGTGCTTCTTCAATTGTTCGCTCCATGTCCCGTCCACAAACTGAAACAAACCTTTAGCCGACCCCTTTCCCGGCTTGGCCTTATTATCTAAACCAGACTCCACCATCCCTATGGCGACAAGAGAAACCGGGTCTACCCCTTGTGATTTCGCTATATCACCTATGAGCTTCACCTTTTCTCTGTGTCGCATATTGCGAACCCCTTGGCCGCTAAAAGCGGTATAGGCGGCTTTAGGCGCGGCAGCTACTATCTCTGGCTGGCTACTCATCGCCATCTCTGGCTGGCTACTCAGTATTTGCGGTTCGGACGAAGGGCTTGGGACAGCCCCCGCCCCTAATACTTTTTTCCGCCTGCCCCTCCAGGCGATTGGCTATCCAGGTAGTTCCCCAAGTTACGCGTATCTTGGTCTGTGAGGCCCGAGCTAACCGTTTCACCCCCCAAATCCCTATATGTATTGGTCATTACCGAACCACGGCCATCTTTTCCCGCGAAGAGATTATACACCCATTGTTGAATGCGGCGGTCTTTCTCTTCACGGGTGGCGTTAGGGTCCATCATCCACATCAATTCAGGGTTTACTTCTCCCAGTCTCTTTTGAACGTGCGGCGGTTCCATCGGTAACCAAGAACCACCCCTAGCAACCATTAATCGCATTAGCCGCGTTAATTTTGCTCGCCTCAAATCCATTGACTCATGTGCTTTTGGTGTCCAGCGGTCAAACTTTTCGTGCTCAAATTCCGTCATCGTTAAGCCACTAAAAGCGTTAATAATAGACAAAACCAATTGCTCAGAAGTATCCTTAAATCTTTTCGCATCCGTATCGAGCGGTAAAATTGAATTTATCCATGTCAGGAGTGGTATAAACTCGCCAACCTCCTCACTTGCTGCACCTAGCTGCGGGGCTAATGCCTGCACCGCGCCAGCACCAGCAATAGCGGCACGAGCTTCTTTGGACATTTTGGCTCGCTTACCATCTACGTTAGTTAGTTTTTGCTCCTCAAGACGAGTCTTTTCTTCCAATTCCTTATACTTGAAGTCAATATTCATCTCGTCGGTTATTTGCTTCATCTCGCTCGTTAAAGTCTGATAAGCCAAGGTTCGAGCAGCCTGCATCCCTCTTTGTTCGTTGCCAAGCATATCTATTGATTGCGCCACAACATTCCGCTGAGTATCAACAAGCCCTTGGAGTTTTTGGTACTCTAACTTTTGCGCCTGTAAATCTCTCTCAATCGCATCGTTCATTATCTGAAGCGCCGTATTTTTTAGCTTTCCGCCGGACAAACCTTCGGCGTATGCGCCCATACCTACGCTAATAACAGCCATTAACTTTGAAAACGCATTCGGGTATGCCCGTTTGGGGTCAATCTCAAAATTTAAAGTCTTTTCCCTTAGAGCTGCTAAGGTCCTTCTACCTGTCCAAACTTCATCACGCGCAGCCCCTATCGCATCATCCGAGGCTAGGAGCGCATTTCGATAGTTCGTATTTGCAGTATTTCTTCTCGCGTCAAAGGGCTTGCGCCATGCCCTCTCCGCTTGCTTCCTTGCCGTGTCTTCCAATACAGCATTACCGTCTGGGTCACTCGGGTAACCTGGGTCGGTAGGGGGAGCACTCGAGGGAGCACTCGGGGGAGCAGGCGCGACGGGTGGCTGAGTGCTTACCGTAGCAGGGTCAACACCTTCCGGGGCGTCTGTTCCACGATACCCTACATCCGGGTCACTGCTTACAAGCTCAGGGTCAATATAATCAACATCTAAAGGAGGGGTAGACTGGCCCCCAGTCCTCCAAATACCCTCTTGGGCCTCTTTCACTATTTGCGCCCGTTCGGTGTCGCTTTTTGCCTTAGATAAACGCTGTTCAAGCATTTCTCGGTTACGCGCAGATTCTGGTTGCCGGAGTCGGTCCCAGAACAACTCAAGATTATCGCTAACAGCGTCCCCAAAATAGTCCAATTGCGCTATTAGGCCATGCGGTTTTGCTCTTATAGCCGCATCCCACCACGAATTAGGGTCCTTTTCATCTGCCCGAACTCTCGGTGCAGATTGCCCTATCTGCCCTATCTTATACGGTGATACCATATCCTATTTCCCTCCGCTTCCTGTTACCATACTGCCGACAGTACCCAGAATGTCCCCGGCAACCTTAAAGCCCAAGGAACGACGTTGTTGGGTTCCTTCTCGTTCGCCGCGTGTTAGTTCGTTTCTAGCCCCATCGAGCTGCCTTTTGAACTCTTCATCACTCATTGCGAGTAACCCCGCCGCCGCCGCTTCTTGGCGCGTATAACCAGCGATTTCCGCCTCTTTTATTAACGCCACATAAGGAGCTGCTTCTACTTGCGATCTTGCACCGGCTTCCATTCCGGCGCGGAGTTCCGAACCCCCTCCACCAAGGCCCCGGCCCATGCCTACCTGCCCAGCGGCTTGCGCTTGCTGGATAGACCTAGCTTGGCGCGTTGCTTCGCCTCCCCGCTGCTGCATACCGCGCAGCCGCGTAAGGTCTTCCTCTATTTGCTGCCGCCCAACGTTCTGCCCTAAAAGTTGCCCAGCAGAGGGTGGTTTTAGGTGGCCATAATCGACCGTTGTTGCTTCCTCCCAGAAATCTCGTGGGTCTTGAAAAGGCGTATCAGCCAATCGGCTAGTAGCCTTTTTTATCTGGTCCCAATAGCCCATAATCTCACTCCTTTTTTCTAGGTCAATGCCTGACCGCCTGTATTGGTCGTATTCGGATAATCCCCCATGCCTGTATTCGGAGATGACACTGAACTCGCCGGGTCCGCTGAATCCGAAAGAAACGACGCCCCTGTACTTACAATGGCGCTGCCCATCAGCAATTTCGCCGTAGTCTCATTGAGCGCAATTCCCTCATCCGAGAAAGCCTTTTTTATCCGCTCCAATAAATCGAACAGCACCCGCCCACTAATTAAACTCGACGTTGCTTGCTTCGCCTTTAAGCCCACCTCAAAACGCTGAACGGCTTCATTGGCCATCCCAGGGCCATGCTGCCCCAATACCTTAGCACCTAGACCGGCACCGGCTTGTAGAGCCGCGTACTGCCGCTCCGGGGTAGCGCCGCCCTGCATAGCAACGTTTTGCTGTCTCAATATATCCCCACCCGCAGCCCTGGCCTGCATACCCGAGAGTAAAGGGCCAGTCCGCAACCGCTCTCCTGCCGAAATCGCCCGGTTAAGCTGCTCCATTGTTTCCGGGTCTAGACGCCCCTCTTGGCTCCACCTATTCTGACCTTGTACACTCGGCGCATCCTTACCAGCATAGCCGTAGGTTGCTTCCCCGGCAAAGTCTTGCGGCAATAATGCGGTATTCCGCCCGTATTGGTTATAGCGGTCTTCCGCCGATAAGTCATCAATTGTAGGATTACCGTAAACGTCCATAATACCCTCCCCTTATGGGACAATCTGTTGAGTTGTCGGCAATTTGGAGCTTGCGCCCTCTTCCTTCAATCCGACTAACAGCGCAATACTCTGAATGCGCCAATCGAAGGCGCTTAACGCCCCCGGCTTCTCATAAAATAGAAACTGCAATGCCTTCAGTTTTTGTTTCGGGAGTTTAGCGACCAATTGAAAAACAGTCGTCCCTGCCGGAGCGCTTTTCTCAATCGCAACTAACGACCCATCATCATAATCCGTCCCCACAACGAGGAAAGGCGTTGAGGTATCCCCAAACTCACCCACGAACATAATCCGGTAAACTCGACCAAGCCGCTGCAATGTCCCTAAGCTTATCCATCCGGTTGCAATGCTTACCCCGTAAGTTCGCGGCACTCCGTCAGCGATATCAAACCACGCCGCTGCTTGCTGTTGGTGAGCAATACCATCGACAGCTAGCCGATAATGCGTCCCATTTTGGACTATGGACCCAACACTATTCAACGAGGCCATTGGCATTATCCACCGTGCCCATTGGTCAAAGAGGTAGTTATAAATAAGTAGCTGCCGTGTCCCTTTTTGCGTAAACCGAACCTCGTGTTCTGCCTCAACAACCACCCCATCAGCAAGATAGTTCGCGCTCGTGCTTAAAGCTGCCCCTGCCTGGTCAACATTCGATATGTACTCTTCTGCCTTTGCCCCTTTATACTCGACGGACATATCTCTGCGGGCGAGCATCAGCCCTTGCCGTGTCTGAAAAAACACGCCCTCTGGAGTTTCCACCCTGCAACCGCCCTCCAATAATCCCTGCCCCGGAGAGAATATGCGTAAAGGGGAGAATGACGCCCCTACACCCGCGTCATTAGGTCCCTCCCCAGAGAGGTAATAGCCATCATGTTCGCCAAATACTAAAAGGTGTTCTAAATTGGGACAAATCCCGTGTACCTTCTCTGCCCTATTCGCAACGGGCCGCACAAAAAAGTCACTAAACTCTGTTTCCACATCCTTAGCGAACTCCTTAGAAAACCAAAGGGTGTTCTCTGTTGTCGCTAAAAACACACGGCTCTTCCATAAAGCGATATCATATTGCGACGGCGGGCAGATATTCCCGAAATTGCCCCCATTAGTGTACAGCGGCCCATTATCAGACAGTTTAGCATCTGAGAGATTGTCTACTATCGTTTGAAAGCGCTCACTCCTGTCTAAAAGAGCCTCCGCACAACGCAGATAACCAGTTGTGATCGTCTCAGTCGCTTCCCCACCGAGGTTCAATGTCCGATAAAGTACAATTTTCACCTCTGAACGAGCACCCCAGTTTACTGCAACCGCCCTATTCGGATATTGTAACGTCGTCGCATCCTTCTTGTACGTTGCCGTCAAAGTATAGACTGATAGGGATACCTGCTTCCCGGGTGCTTCTAACTCCTGCGTAGACACAGGGAGTGAAGGATTTGACTGCTGCACTTGCCCATTTTGGTCTGTCCATTCATAGACAGCTCTATAAGCATAATACCCTTCTAAATCCCCGCCGCTTCCCACATCCACCCCTTGGATTTCTGGGTACCAAAAGAAGTTATCTTCTTTGAAGTAATCGCCAGAGTAATCCCACAAAATACCACCGGCAATCTTTAATGACCCATTAGCCTCGACGCTAGGCAAGTAACGGCGCGGGTCATAGTCTAACTCCCCCACACCCGCATCCATGGCAGTTAACGTCGTCCCATTTCGGTCTATAGTCACCCCATTATATATAGATGTCCCATACCGGAACATTGTCGGTGTTTCTGTTACCACCCGAGTAACCCCATACATGAAATGGAGCCGCGCAAACTCGGAATACGTAAGAAAGCGGAAGTCCTTCTCTTGGGACCAAGGCCCTGCACCCGTCGCGGTTTTTGCGATCACCTCTCCCTGGTGGGTCATGAGTAAACCGACCGAGTTATTAAACGCCGAAACCCCCGCATCCCCAGTACCAATACTGTTCGACCTCATTGCGTAGCCGACCCCAAACAATAGGTCTTTGCCATTCGGAGAAAAACAGTCTGTTGTTACGGTGCAACCGTGCAGATTAAGGTTCTTATCGGTAATTCCGGCGGCAGTGTTATAATCGTATGCGTTTACAAACCATTTAGGAGCGCGGCTTCGATTATTCCCGTGGTTTGCTGAGATCGTAAGGAAAAACCGTATCATCCCATCCGCCAGAACAGCAGTGCTTCCCCCCGCTGTCCCATTCACCAAAAGATACCCTGGATTATCAGCATCCTCAAAAGCAGTTGAGACACCACCAAAAGACGCTTCTTGTTCTCCGCTAAATGCTAGGGAGAGGGCGTTATTATACACCCGTAGTTTTATCCCATTCGGTTCATCTGAAGAGCCGCCATCCCCTACTTTACTCGCGGATTGCGTATAACCGATAGAGATATAGTCTTGGTTGCTCCCGGCCTCTCCCTCCCGAGTTACAGCTTTCAACATCAAATCACCGACTAGCTGCATACTCTGTTTAGCCGTTGCCGAAGGCCCAACATAGCCTTCCTCGGGGAATCCGACAGCGGTAGAACCAGGGAAAGGGAAATGCACGGCAGGAGCGAAGATTACCGGAGCGCCAGGAGCGCCAGCCTTTTCTGCGATAGCACCAGTGCCCGCGTTTACCGTAAAATAAGAAAGTCGTAGATTTTCCCCGCCACCACCGTCATCAGTTATATGGCGAAAGACACAAAGGCCATTTGTAAGTGACGCATTATTTACCCCCTCGATAACCCAAACCGGGTACTCAACATCGACTAAAAATGTCTCACCCGGACTATTTGTCAATAATGACGGGTTTAGCGCCGCGCTTATTGCCCCCGTTGCACCCGTATCAATTGTTGTATGCTTAACTCGGCCTGAACCTACATGCACAAAGATAAAGACATACCGCCCCGATGCACATACTTGCGCTCTCGGGATGTTGTACATGCTGTTACCTGTGGGGAAGACATTGATTAATGTCTTAGCGATAACCTCTGTTTTTGTAGTTTTATCAATAACCTTTGCATAAGTTCGCCAGAATATGGCCTTGCCTACAGGGATAGTGGCCACCCCACCGGCAGGGATTACAGCAGGGTCAAATTCTACTGGCTCACTTACTTCCACGGTTGCTGTATCTTTGCTCGGGACCGCTGTTATTCGAGCAGCTTCATCGGTCCAATCAGCCTCCGTGAAGTTAAGCTCTAGCTGTCCGCCAATACTAAAATTGTGGTCAGTCATCCCATTAAGGGTAAACCGTGGGGAGCCTGCCGGAACTGAAAACGTCCACTGGGCGTCTTTATCGTGCCCGGTCGTTGAACCAAAAGCGATCTGCACCCCATCATTTAGTGCAATCTCAGATGTACCGGGGATAGCGACCGGAGCAGGTATACCCTCCTCCTCCGCCTCGCCCGCATCCGTAAAAAACCATTTGTATGTATCCGCAGGTCCGGCATCGTCAATGATTAGGATTCTATACGTTCTTGCAACAGTCCCAGTGTACCATCCCAATGAATCCACATCATCATTGCCGCCCCCAACAAAAACGGGGTTAGTCGGGATTGTCGAAACCTCTGGAGTAATGCCGGAGAACGTACCATCATTAAATGCCGCCTCCGTTGGGTCAACCTCAGACCACACTTGTACTTCAAAGTTATTCGCTTGCGCTATGTGGGCAGAAGTCTGGACTAGGCTCGTACCAGCTTCGATCCTATCTACCGCGAGAGTACAGCCTGTAATCGCGCCCTTATTTACCCACTCGTCATCAACAGATGTTTTAGAATACCCATGCCGCCCATCGAAAACCACAAGCTCATCCTTATAACTTGCGATTGCCTTCCCCGCGTCCACTGTACTCGCGGTATCACCGGGGACAATAGCGGGGACAGTATTAGAGAGTTCATGGAACCCTTTACGCTTTCGTATCTCTCCGGCGAGGGTAAATTGCCCATCAGCGACCTCGTTCAATTCCCCAAAAGGCAATACTTGGTCCGCAACCTTAGTATTCATACCTTTGACTAATGGGATTGCTACGAGCTTCTTTTCTAATGAATACGACCTTGATGCCATTAAAACACCCACAAGCTAACGGTACCGGCGATTGTAGCATTCAGCGTTAAAACCTGGCCCGTATTAGCATTTTCGGCTTGTTTATCATAAATGACAATTGGGCCACTTTTCCGAACGATAAGCCATCCCTGCAATATGCGCCCTAACTTATGGGCCACCGTATTATCGCCTACCGCAAGGTTAATATCTCTGAGCAAGTGCCCGTCGAGCAACAAGCACGATTGGATAGAGCGGAAAGAGTTCTCTAGGCTATTTTGTACCCGCTCAAGTCCCCCGTCTGCTGACGTTTTTCGAACATACGGTTCAACCAATGATGTGCGAGCCATTACAAAGCCTAGTTATAAAAGTTTATATACGAGCCGCTATTTGTCCCTACTGTAACATCTACAATCTTATGGGGATGCCCCGCATCCTTACGTGGAGCCGCCCCCTCAATCCGCTTTTGTAAATCGGTTTTCTCGGCTAACAGCATCCGCACATCCGATTCTTCTTTAAGGAGGCATCTAATCGCCGTAGCAACCACCAAATATTCCTCATAGCCTTTTGCGACACTCTTCGCCTTAGACGCTATGTTTAGATGGTCATCTGCCCCAGCTACGTCGAATTGTTGGCACTCTGGAATATAGTGCAAAGTTACAGTCCCCGATGGAGGAGTCTCGGGGATAAACTTAATCTTATCGTCTTGGATATTGTACCGCAAAGAGGCCACATTGCCCGAAATAATCCCGGCATTGCTTTGGTACATATTCCGCTCTTGGAATGAATAGGGCTTTACAGTGTGAGTAATCCCGCCAGTGTTAAAATCGACACCAACGGCCTTATAGAAATCTGCCGGAAGTGTCCCCGGATTATCCCCCGGTAGCGTATAGGTCTGCCCAGAGTTTACATAATAATCCTCGAAAGTGAGCACCATAATATCGTGCAATTCTGCCAGTGCGGAGTTTAGCCATGTCCGAATTTCCAAATCCGAGACAAACGTGGAGTTTTCCATATCCGCACGTTGGCGCACCCTCGACATAAGCACAGAGAAATCGACCACGTTATTAGGCATTACACTCCTCCAAAAAATAGGGGGGTTTTTACACCCCCCTTAATTCTCAATACCCTTCTTTTTCTTCCGGGTTCCCTTGGTAGTCCATAGCAATATGAACAAAATCCAAAAGAGCCTCGCAAGCCGCTTCTTCCTCTTCAGGAGAAAGCTTCAAGCCCATCGAACTAGCAAAAGTTCCACAGGCTGCTAGAAGAGCCTTTTTATCATCTTTATCGTCCTTGGGTTTTTTCTTACCCCCGGACAATATCATCAGAGCAAGCCCCTTTTTTTTAGGCATGGCTTAACTCCTATTAGGTTAATGAACTATTCTTCAAAAACGCAATGAACTGAACTTCTTGGTCAGCGTCAGCATCGGCAGTTACGGCATTATCGCCCTGGTCGTTAGACACGAACGAAAGCGTTTTAGCGCTTGATACATCATGCGCGGTGCATTCGATGTAACGTTCAGGCCCACCAGCCCCTACTGTTGTTGCGTGGCAATACAAAAGGTCATTGTATTTATCACTCAGGGTGACGGTGAAAACGCCAGAGGCCATATCCGAGCAAGTAAAGCCCGTACCTTCTGAAACCGTGGCGGTTCCATTAGTGAACGAAACACGCCCACCAATAATTACCACCTCGCGCTCTAGCGCCCTTACAGGCTTAAAATCTCTATTCGCCATATCTAGGCTCCTTTCCTAATTAAGGTTTAAGCCAAGGCAATTCGGCAATTCCAACCAGGAGCAACAGTGGCACAGTTTCCGTAAAAACCCATGCGAACCTCGTAAGCATCAGCAGAAGCTTCTCGAAGCATGTTGTTTCCATCAAGGTCTAGAATTTGCGGGGCTTCACCCAAGCTATTCAAGGACCAAGTATCTAGTTGAAGCGCCCAAGCAACATTTGGCTGACAGTTAATGTCAGGAATAACGTCAACCGTTCCAGCGGGACCGTGAATCTTCAAAGACGTAAAACCAACATTGGCATCGGAAGCCTTTAGCTTGTCATACTGGACCTTAGACCCAAGGGCCTTTTCAAGATTTGCATAGGTAGCATAATCCACAAAAATATGACTTGGAGCCCCACCGTTACGCGCTGCCAAACTCAAGCCGTCAATCAACGCCTCTTCAATTGGCTTTGCGCTACCATCAGAACGATTGCCACCTAAGCGGCTCGTGTCCGTTGTACGATCAACACCAAAGAAAGATGTCGCGCCCGGAGCCGATGCAGGGCACCAAGCCTCTAGGCCGCTAATCTTTGCATCCAAATCGCCCGCCTGAACAAGGTGGTCTTGGTAAGCAACGTCCACGGGGGGCGCTACTGAAAAAGTTAACGACTTAAGAGTAGCAGATCGGTCAATCGCACTAATTACGCGGGTTGCGCTTCTGGCTGTACCTGGGCCGTTACCAGTTCCGTCGTTATCGTAGAAAGCAATTTCCATCCCAACTTCAAAATTGGATACATCCTCTTCATCGATGAGAGTCATATCCGTAACAACGCCATCCGGGTTATCCTCAGTCTGGCCAATAGAACCAGAACCGTCCCGATACAGCCCAACAGCCAAAGAACGCTTAAGGCTATGAATAGCCCCGTCGATTTCCATAGTGGCGTATCGAATAAACGCATCAGCATTGCCCTGGCTCGCCTTGATTGCCTCATGCGAGATTGACGCAAAGGAATAATCACTAACACGAGTTAAGAGGAACTGCTTCAGGCTGGAGGTTGAAGTATTGGCTTGCCCAGTGGCAAACGTAGCCGAACGTCGTTGTGGTCCGGTGGTGATAATCGGCATTGGCATATTCTCGCCGCCGAATTTCGTGTATTTGGGGATTAGAGCAAGGAGAGGGTTATTCTTATAAACCATCTCTTTGATTCGTTGGGGTTTGTAGTGTTCTTTGAGAGCTTCGGTAACTGCTGTAGTTAAGGCCATAATTTCCTCGCTATAAGGGCGAGAAAACTACAAGTTTAAATCTCGCCGCGCATAATAGCAGCCGCTCTAGCAAGTGACTCTTCCCTCGATAAAAGTTCTTCGTCACGCGCAGGCGTCTGCGACGTTAATTGATTAGACAATGTTTTCGGCCTGGGATTTCCCGTTGCTCGCTGGCTAGGCTTAACGTCTTGCGCTGTCTCTGGCTCAGGTTGCCAGTGTCCCTTATATCTGTCTCTCAGCTTGCTACTTTTAAAGTAACGTTCGGCTTCCTTCTCATAATACTGTTCCACCAGATTAGCCGCTTGATCGTACTCAAGCACGGTCCCATCATGCGCGAATTGTTCTTGCATAACTTCGTAAACAGTCTGATACGCATTATTAGCCTTAATCAGCTCATATTTAGGATTATTCTCGACGAATTCGGATATTTTGTCAATAAATCCTTTATACGTAGTCTCATATTCGGTCTTTTTCTCCTGGTTTTCTCGGTCTTCTATGCCTTTTCGGTTTATTTCCTTCAAAGCAGCGATTTCTTTAGCTTGCTGGGCAACCACATCCTCGATGGAAGCATTCCCGTCGTTAATAACCCGGCGAGTTAGAGCGTCGTAATTAATACCAAACTTATCCAAGAACTTTATTGGGTCGGCACTCGCCATTTCTTGAAGGCTCTCTAGTTCAGTAGCCTTTTTCTTTATTCCCTTAAACTCCTGTTTTTCTTCTCTAAATCGGCGCTCTTGTCGGGCCAAATTTGCGAATTGCCGAGAAAACGCAGCTCGTTCAGCTCCGTTTTTAGGCTCTTCCACCACTTCACCCTCATTTGAAGCGGGTTCTTGGACTGCTGTCCCACTTTTAATAGGTTCCGTAACTTCCGTAGGAGTCTCATCCGCCCCCCTTTGGGATTGTTCCATTATCTCACTCGCTAATACTTCTTCAGCCATGTCTCTCTCCTTGTGTGTCAAGTTTATTGCATTCCTGCTATTGCATCTGTTCCCGGCGGCGGTAATGCCCCCATTTCACCCGGAGGTGCCCCCTCTTCTGGTAGTGCTAACCCCTGTTCTGGTAATGGCCCGCCCTCCATAGGCATCTCGCCCGGAGCACCGCCCGGAGCCACTTGCGGAGCACTCGCCTCGGCCAAAGCCTGTTGATTAGCCTGCTCTGCCATTTTACGCATCTCCATTACCCTAATTGCATCATCCATATAGCGCCTAAGCAATTCGAGCCGTTCTTCTGGAACGTTGTCCACTTTTGCGCGTAAATATGCCGATTGAATCCGCTGAACAGCAAATTCGAGATTAGAGAATGTTTCAGGGGGGTGATAATGACCCTTTTCAACCATTTCTTCGATTAAAAGGTCCACATCATCAACAAAAGCCGTAGCTAATTGGTTTACCGCCTCCAAATCGGGGAAATCCAAGAGCGCACGGGCTTCTGTAGGATTCAACAGCCCTGTTTGAGCCATCTCCTGAATCGTTTGAAGTCTGGCCGCCGGAGTAGTCGATAATAGTGCCGTCGGATAAATCTGCATAACGTACTGGTCTTCTTCAAGGTCAATCTCTTTCCACTCAATCCGCTCAATATACTTATCACCATGACTAATCACACCGTAGCTATCACCTCGTTTCGAGATATCCCTAGCGAGGTCAATCATTAACCGCGATGCAGTTAAGAAGAGATTCTCATACCCCTGAGCGACCAACATAAAACGCTCGGATTGAATGTCGGAGAACTCACGGATAGCAACGCCAGAATCCAAACCAGCAGGTTTTTTCGCCTGGGCAGCCATCTCCGAAATACCAGCAACCTCATAAGCACGACCAAATAAGCGGTCCAAATGAGAGAACACCTCCCCCGTAGTCGTTCTAGGCACATGGAAGTCAGGCTTGGTCCCCGTGTACTCGATTACACCCCAAACCTCATTGTTGATATGAGCCTTGGATATCTTCGACCCCGCTTCAATAAATACCTTGGGCGTCGCCAAGTGCATCTGTTCCTGAATCCGATTAAGGAGCTTATTAATCTCTACCTGCACACCTAGCAGTTGTTCGGCCAAGCCTTGGCCCCAAAATCCAAGCAGATTCTCAGTCCAACGAATAAAGACGAAGGGGAAAAAATCTTTATCATAAGTCTCATCCATAAGGGTAACGTTGTCCAAACATATGCAGTGGCGACCATCACCGGCATCTTTTCGAGAAGCCAAATGCCAAGCCTCCACGCACTCCACTTGATTCGACGTAGACCCCTCGGAGTGATTATCATACTCTGCCTTCGACGCGTTTAAGATCTCTTTTTCAAACTCCGGGTATGCCGCAATCAACACCTCCCGAGAGATAACCTTGCGCTGGAACATCTGCCGGGGCTTGCCATAGAAGCTCTCTGCATCATCCACCACTATCTCATTAGGGAAAATACGTTCCGCGACAACACGTTCGCCATCCTCGTAAATCTTCATAACCCCAGTGCCGAATACAGACGCATCTAAGAAGACCTTGGGAGCTACCATATAGATATCGGTGGCGTAAAACTGCCCATTCACGAACTTATCAAGCAACTTGGCCCTGCGCTTCAAAGAGTAGTTGCCCCCAGAGGTTAGAAACGTGACCTTGGGCCGATTCTTCGCAATCTTACTCGTGACTGTCGTACACATTGAATGAACAATGTTTAACGTCACATCGTTAGAACGCGACCCGCTTCGCCGTGAATAACTAGCCTGCGTTAAACCATTCGTGTTCGTGTTCGAGAATAGACGCATCCAATTAAGGTTATCGTCGGCCCGGTGACTCTGGTCATCGGCCAGCGTCTTTATTGAAGAGAATACATCCTCGTGAATATCAGAACCCTTTTGCCACCAGAATTCATTCGCCTTATACATTACAGAATCTCCCTAAAGTGTTTCACGTGAAACACTAATGAGCTATTTTTTCCCACCATAACTGACCTTCCCCTTGCTCTAGTTTGCGTAACGCCCGCTGTTCCATTCGGTCGCATTCCCGCTTGTAGTATTCATCAGAACCGAACTCCGGTTCAACCTCTCTTGGAGTGCTTGCATAATGCCTTGATTCTCGCCAAGCATACAAAGCCGCATCCGATAAGTGATTCTCAAAACGGTCGTCTTCCTTGGGACGGTCCTCATCCCACTGAAGCAAACGCCACTCATCAATAACCCCGCAACCCTCCAGAACCTTGATTCGCCCCGCCACTAAGTCTGAATTCATTAACTCAATGTAACTGAGCTTGTTCCGCTTCTCCGCTGCCCGTATCGCTAGACCATGCCGGTAGCGAAACTCCTCTACAATACTCTTTCCCAAACCACCGGTATCAGCGACCATAACGCGGAAACTATACTCGGCATCATACTGCTTAATCTTCTCGGCTATGTCCGAAGGCAGCATTTTGCTGCTCTTATAGTCATCCACGATATAGAAATCCGGCAAGTCCTCACAAAACGCCCCAATGATAAAAGCTGTGGCGTCCTCGTAACCTAAATCCACACCAAGGATATAATGCCAATCATGCTCGTCCCATGGCAAAGTATTCGCCAGGTTCCTGTCTTCGTTAAAATGATAAACAATCGAGTCGTTGCTGCGTATCCATCGACCGCGCCACTCACGCTGGTAAATCGGGTTTTCGTCTGTCCAACCCTTCTGCTTCATGCGTTTAGCTAACCACTCCTTCGCATGAGGGATGAAAGGGTTCTCCAATATCGTCCAACTATGGTTGCTGTAACCGAAGTCCTTTTCTGTAGTCGCTCGATAAAACAAGCCACTGCAAGCGGCACTCGG